GTTGATTACCTTTGTAGGTGAAGCCAAAAAGGGTAAGTCGCTCATGACTCTTATTATGGCTAACGCTGCTCACCAACATGGTATTACCCCCATGTACGTGTCCTTTGAAATGAGCATTGAAGAACAAGAGGCACGTTACGACGCATTGCTATCAGGTGTAGCACATACCAAGATCATTCGTGGTGACTTAAACAACCGTGAGATGGAACAGATTCAAAAGGCGTTACGCCTACAAAAGAACATGCACCCTTTCATTATGACTGAGGACTCTGCATCACTTACAACCGTGAGCGCTATTGCAGGAAAGGTGCAGCAGTACCGACCCGGCATTCTGTTTGTTGACGGTGTGTACCTCATGGACGATGAGCACGGCGAGCCTAAGGGAAGCCCACAGGCACTCACTAACATCACTAGATCTTTGAAGCGTCTTGCCCAGCGCTTTGACATCCCCATCATTGGCACTACACAAGTGCTGTCATGGAAATTGGGCAACAAGAAATCACGACAGGTTACTGCGGATTCAATTGGCTACTCATCATCCTTTGTTCAAGACTCTGACTTAGTTCTAGGTGTAGAGTCCGACCCTGACATTGATAACCAGTCAATCATTCGTGTAATCCTTGCCCGTAGCGCCCCTAAAGGCGAGGTACGTATTAAATGGGATTGGGAAAACATGGACTTTACAGAGGTGGATGAAAGCGATGATGGTGGCAACTGGTATTACTGATTTATCACATGTTCTTGTAGAACTTGGTGTAGACGTTCGCCGTGCGGGTGACAAAGAAATATCAGGGTGTTGCCCTGTTCACTTAAAGCGCACAGGTCATATAGACAGGTCACCGTCATGGTCTATGAATACCCAGACTGGTCTGTGGATTTGTTACTCATGCGGCGCTAAAGGAACATTGTCAAGTCTTGTTTCAGACTTAACGGGAACAGATCAAAGCGTTATAGAAGTACATAAGTTTCTTATTGAGGCAGGACTTAAACGCCTCAATGCAAAAGAAGAAGTAGAAGAGCAGCCTGAAGTTGATTGGGTGTCCTATAGCCAGTTCAGAGATGTTCCACTTAATCTTTTGCAGAGCAGGTCACTTGCTCCTAACGTTGCACGGTTGCACGGCATCAAGTGGGATGTCACTAATCGTTGCTGGGTTATTCCCATAGTTGCACCCACAGGGGAACTACTGGGTTGGCAGTCTAAGAAAAAAGGTTGGGTTCGCAACTACCCAATAGGCATCAAGAAAAGCGAAACGTTATTCGGTATTGAACGCTTTACCTCAGACACAGCGGTGTTAGTAGAGTCTCCACTTGACGTAGTGAGGTTTGCGTCTTTAGGGTTAAAGGCTCAGTGCCTGTCTTCCTTTGGGGCTTTTGTAAGTAAGCAGCAGATTGACCTGCTATCTGCCGTAGCCAAACGTGTCATTATTGCTATGGATAATGACGAGGCAGGTCTAGAAGCCAACAAGCGTTTATTTAAAACCTTGCCACGTTTCACAGACGGTACCTTTTGGATAAACTATAAGCACACATACGCAAAAGATATAGGTGAGATGGACGACGACGAAATACGTACAGCGATTGACGGCGCATCCGTAATGCCGGGATGGATAATGTGAGTTTTACGGGAACCCTTTACCCTTTTCAACAAGAGGCAAGTGACCGTATGGTTGACCGTGGACAGATGTTACTTGCCATGGTTATGGGTGCAGGCAAGACCCCCACCACTCTCGCCACTATTGAAACACTGCTGGATCAAAAAGAAATCTCTAAAGTCTGTGTAGTTGTTCCAAGTAGTCTTAAGTACCAGTGGTTACGTGAGATCAAGAAGTTCACCACCTCTAGGGCGATTGTCATTGACGGCACCCCTGCTCAACGTGAGAAGTTGTGGCGATTATCTATTGGTTCTCAGTACATCATTGTCAATCCAGAGTCTCTTGCTAAGGACGTAGACCATTGGGAGTCTTTGCATTTCACTGCAATGGTTATTGACGAGGCAACTATCATTAAGTCGTTTAGCGCTAAACGTTCTAAGTTGCTTAAGAAGTTAGGGGCTAAGTGTCACTACAGGTTTGCCTTAACGGGGCAACCCATTGAGAACCGACCCGAAGAACTATTTTCTATTATGCAGTTTGTAGATACTTCTGTGCTGGGAAAGTTTAATGTATTTGACCGCACCTTCATTGTGCGTGACCATTTTGGTAAACCAATGCGGTACCGTAACTTAAAACAACTTAATGAAACTATGGCTGAGGTAATGGTTCGCAAGACACGTGAAGATATTGCAGACCAGTTACCTGAAGTTATACATCAAGTAATACCAGTTCAATTTGATAAAGCCGGTGCAGCGTTATACGAAAGCATTGCTAAAGATTTATTGAATGAGATTCAGAAGGCAATATCTCAACATGGTCGTAGTTTTGACCTGTGGTCTCACTACAACGGAGGTGGTGGAAATGAAGCACAGGGTCAAATTATGTCTAGGCTTACTGTTCTTCGTATGCTGTGCGACAACCCTAAGTTGGTGTTGGAGTCAGCGGCAGCGTTTAATGACCCTAATAAGCACGATGAAGGTAGCGCCTATGCATCCAAACTGGTTGCCCAAGGGCGTGTTCCCACGGTCTATAAGGCACCCAAACTAGATGCCGTTGTTAACTACATTGAGGATGTACTAAATGAGGACCCAAATAACAAGGTGGTTCTATTTTCGTTTTTTAAAAAGAACCTACGGGTTATCAAGGAAGCAACTGCGTCTATTACGGATAGTGTCCTCTTCATGGGAGGAATGGGAGCAGAAGAACGAGACCGAGCCAAGACCAAGTTTGCAACCGACCCCAATTGTCGTATCTTTTTATCCTCAGATGCGGGAGGGTACGGAGTTGACTTGCCGAACGCAAACTATCTCATTTCTTTTGACCTCCCATGGTCTGCCGGTAAGTTGGACCAACGAGATGCCCGAATAATCCGTTTGTCATCCGTACACCCCCATGTTACAATTACAGCCTTCGTCATGAAAGGCAGCATTGAAGAACGTCAGTACGAGATGCTCCAACAAAAACGAGAAATTAATAAGGCGTTTATTGACAAAGGTTATGATACGCAAGGTAAGTTTGAACTCAATCTAGGAACTCTTTCCGAGTTCCTTTCACACTCAGAGGTATAAGATGCAAGACGACACATATTACGCAAAGTTGATAGAAGACTTTAAGAAAAGCAAAGAAGCCATAGACTCTTTGACTAAACGTCAAGATGTTCTAAAAAAGGAACTTGTTGAGGCTCTAAAGGAAAAAGGCATTGTTGATGACAAAGGACACCTGTGGTGGTCTATTGCCGGTTCTGACCTTAAGTACGAACGCCGTGTATCTCGTTCACTAAACACAAGTGCAGCAGAAGCATGGGCACGTGAGAAGGGTTTATGGGATGACGTAAAAGAAGTTGTGGAAGCCCTTAGTGAGGACAAACTTCTTGGGTACGCATGGAACCACAAAGAATCTGAAGAAGTTATTCAATCTTTCTATGTAGAGAAAGAGTCATGGGCTTTTAAGGCATGAAAGATGTCCTTGATTTGTTTGGGGACTTACCGGATTTTCCCGGCAAGAAACAACCAAAGAATCGCCCTGAAGCACAGTTACAGTCTTCTATCCTTAATGACCGTTACAACGGCGCTAAGGGTAAGGATTACATCATCAATGGAGTAAGGCAAACGTTTTACAGCATTGGTGAAGTATGCAAAGCACTGGGTAAAAGCCCAGTAACAATCAGGATGTGGGAAAGTAAGGGCTGGATTCCAAAACCCAGTTTTCGTACTCCCACTCCACAATCTGAACAAATTCCCGGTAAGGTACCGAAAGGTCGTAGGCTCTACAGCCAAGATCAACTTGACACACTGCTAGACGGTGTGGAAAGATTCGGAATATCGGAACACTACTCAGGTGACTGGGATGGTTTCAGAAAATACATCAAAGACAATTGGAAACGTTAGGAAGATATATGGGAAAGTACGACGACGATAACGACGTAAAGACAGATGAAGTAAGTAGCGTTGCAACAGCACCTGCTCGCACACTTGTGCGTGGTGGCTGGGGTGGTGTAGAGGCAGTTAAGAATGCCGACTCTCCATTTGCACAACGCCTCAAAGTTGTTGAGGAGCCACAGATTGTGAAGTTCCTTAGCGACGAACCTTATGCCTCATGGAGGCAGCATTGGATTGAACGCCAAGGTCAGAAGTCCTTTGTATGCATTGGAGACTTTGACGAAAAGGGTTGCCCACTTTGTGATGCGGGTAGCCGTCCATCAATCCGCATTGCTTTTAACGTAGCATTGCTTATTCCCGGCGAAGAGCCTGTACTCAAGTCCTATGAAGTTGGACCTCGTATTATTGACCAGTTGAAGAACTTTCACACTGATCCACGTACAGGACCTCTCTCAAAGCATTTTTGGGCAGTATCAAAAACCGGTAAGGGTTCAACTACCGCAACTAACCACCAAATGGTTAAGGCAAGTGACCTTGAAGAGTGGGGCATTGCTTCGCTTACAGACAACGGGCTTAACGATTTGATTGCACGTGCATACACTGCCGACATCATTTCTATTCCAGCACGTAAAGACTTGTTAGTAGTCGCTAACGAAGATTTAGATTAATGCCTAGGGGTGCAGCCCCTACGACTTACAACGTTGTTACAACTATCCAAGAGTTAGAACAAGCAGTTCAACGTATTAAAGAGGTCGGGGCTTTTGTATTTGACGTAGAAACACGTGGCATTCTTGAACGCCACCCTGACCTTGTGCAGACCATGGAAGTTGCATGGAAAAAGCACATTGCTACGCTTAAAAACCCAAGTCCTGAAATACAACGCCGTGCTCATGATAACTATGTAGATAAATATAGTTCTATGCTGGCGTTAGATCCTCTACGCAATGAAGTGTTTTGGATTGGTCTTGCAACGCAAGGTGAGTCGTGGGCTGTACCTATGGGGCATCCCCTTGGTCTTATGCTGACACCCGAAGAAGTAGGTGACGGGACTACCGTTCCACCTGAGGGTTACCGCAAGATTCTTAAGAATGGTCAAGAGTCTACGGCTAAAGACCGTTACCATATTCCTGCAACATACAGTGCTCCTCCACAACAGTTGTCTAGGTCTGAGGTTTTAGAAGTTCTAAAGCCCTTGTTCTTTAGTGACATTGTTAAGATAGGTCACAACGTCAAGTTTGACGCTCGCAGTATTTCTAAGTACTACGGTGAACTACCACCGGGTCCATACGCCGACACGATGGTTATGCAGCACATTGTCAATGAGAACTTGATGTCATATTCTCTTGAGAACCTCATCATCCATAATTACGACAAGCATGAAGCCTACGCACGTGATGGCAAGTTGGGAAAGATTATTAGTATTGTCCCTTACGACAAGGCTATTAACTATGTGCACCTTGACGTTCGCTGGACATGGATGCTGTATCAGCGCCTGTGGGGAAAGATTAAAATAAATGAC